ATGCAAGATTAATAAATTTTTTGTCAATAAAAACTGACATCACATGCTCCAGTCTGAAAACTTCTCTCTCTCTGGAACTTTAAATTTATCATCAAACTTCTTACCATCAAATCCAGCCCCATATTCCCCACCCTCTGATTGATCTATACCAACTAGAGTTTGCTCTTTCTTTTCAACATCGTACAGTTTCATCTTTGCTCTACTAATTCCCAACACAAATTTTCTATTTATGACAGTATCATTGTACCTGTTTTTCAATTGCTTCACCACTATTTGACCTTTCTCGTCTAGTTCTTCTGTAGAAATTAAGGCGACCATGAAGTCAGCAGTTGCAGGCAACCCAAAAGATTCGGATGTATCTTCTAAACCAACATCAGTGCTAGAAAATCCTGAACGGTTTACTTGAGTAGCACTGAATATTGGAATATTCTTTTCAACTGCTAATCCTCGTAGTTCTTCTGCAATGGCTTTTATATACAAATAAGAATTTACACTACTATTGTTCTTCAATCTAGAAGATGCACATATATTTAAATAATCAACAAAGATGATATCTGGCTTAAATTGCTTCTTCATATTCAACTCATCCAAAAGTGTTCTAAAATGATTGACACTCGCAGAAGCGGTAGGATATTCTTTGACTATTAATTTTCCGCTGACTCCCCCTGTTGCCTTTTTTAAATTTTGTTCATAAATGCTGTAAGGGAGATCTGAAAGAGTATCTAATGTGATGTCCATAAGATTTGCATCGATTCTCTCCGCGATCCTTTCTTCTGCCATCTCACATGTGATGTATAGCACATTCAAATTTTGTATCAAGCAGTTTGCGGCGTGGTGACAAAGAAATAATGACTTTCCAACTCCCGTTCCAGCCATTACTATATTCAAAGTCTTTGGGGGAGTTCCTCCTGCTGTAATCTTATTCATAAATTCAAGATCAAATGGAATTTTATTCTCTACTTGATGATAGAAATCATATCTTTTGTCAGAATCTTCAATATAATCATGTCCGATGTGTGCATCAAAGGAAACTGACAGCGCATCAGAAAGAATTTGTGGAATTATATTTTCTGTATGCGTATTAGATTTACCATCAATGATGTGAATAGATTCCATGATGGCATTGTATATTGCCTTATCTCTGCAAAAATTTTCTGTTTCTTCAATTAACCAATCAAAGGTTTGATCATCTTCCTTCAACGAGTCTAGAATTTTTTCTACTTCTTCATATTCTTTTTCTGAGAGATTCTTGTTTTCGTCTAAAGATATCTTTATGGCACTAATTGTTGGTCGATTATTATATTTAATAATGAACTCTTTGATTTCTCTGAAAATTTCCCTTTCCAGCCTGTCATGAAAATATTCTTCCTTGACATATGGAACAACACGACGACAAAATTCGTCGTTGAATATTAAATTTTGGAGAATAATTTTTTCAATCGTCATAGGAACCCAAATTGGTTTCAAGTATTTCCATGAGGACATTTCCCATGAATGTTTTTAGATCCTCGTCTTCTTTAATGTTGTTTGGATTTTCATGAATAGTATAAGTAAATTTAACTTCAAGTCCTTCTGGCTGTTCCTCAAAAGATACCTCACCATATTCCCACATCATTCCTTCATATTCTTCATTGTCTGATGGCGGCGCCACAATCTTAATCCCTGTGGACAATTCTTTAAGATTAACCAACTCATACAACTCTTTTAAAGAATTGTTTTCTTCATTCGTCATTTTCCTTTTCCTTTACTTCTTCTGTCACCATGTTACCATATTTAAATTCTTTTTCAACCCCAGACTCTAAAGCCCACATGATTTCATCAGTGAAATATTTTTCTGGGCTATTGTTGATTTGCTTTTCAAATGCAGTTCTGCCATCTGGTAATTCAATTCGAGTAGAAACTTTTTTGAAAATACCACATCGTAATGCAAGATCTACCAAACCATAATATGGGTTAAGTCCTGTATCATAATTTAATTGAACTTCTACCTCTTTGTTTTCTTTAGTCAATCTTCCCTTGTACAGTTTACATTTAATAATACTACCAACAACATCTGTTCCTTCTTTGTCTTTCTTTGAGGAAAGATAAACAATTGTGGATGCAGCATATTTTAATCCATGGCCACCACCCATTTCTTTCATTGGAAAATATGAGCCAACAACCTGATAAGTATGATTTGTCATAACCAAAGGAATTCCTGCTTTACCCAATTTCAAAGTTAACACCCGAAATGTTGCTTTGATAACTTGAGCGCGTGTCATATCACGAACATTCTTTCCCTCGGCGGTATCTGTCATTTCTTTTTCTGTCGAAAGCATTCCAAGAGAATCAAGGACAATCATTACTGGCTTCTTCTCATTAGATTCAATATACTTATCTACAATCTGAATTGCTTGATGACGGAAATTTTCAACAGTTGCAACAGGAAATATTGCAACTCTCGAAGGATCCATGCCCCGATCTTTAATCATGTTGCTAGTTACTGCCTGTTCTGTATCAAAATATAAAATCACAGCCTCTGGCATGTCATCAAGAAATTTCTTACACATCCCAAGTGCAAAATATGTTTTGCCCGTTGCAGATTCACCTGCTAGCGCAAGAATTTTATTATCAGGTATCCCACCATACAAAGAACCAGATACTAATGCATTGAATGCATGAGAACCAGTGTCAACAAAACCAGTGACATCACTTCCTTCTATTCCTTCGGCAGCAAGGCTAGCATATTCATTTCCTGATTCTTCGATAAGGGTTTTCAAAAAGTTGCTCATGTAAAATTCTCCATTTCCTTTATAGCATACTCTAATTTATTACACTTTTCCAGTGTATTTTTATATGTTTCTAAAGCGATCCCGTTATCTTCCATATTTTTTTTCAAACTCTTTCTCGTTCTTTTAAGTTCATCTTTTAAGATATTTTTAATAAATTTTGTCGATTTCATATGAACAAACTCTCCAATGTAGAAACTTCTTCCCAATTCCACCCAATCTTTTCAAGTATGTGTTTTAGGGGATGCAGAAATGATTTTTCAAATTGAACATCGTAATCAATGAATTCTTCAAGCCCGAACTCTTTAGGCAAATCATTCGGAAAGGCTACAACCTGGTCCTGCCCTGCAACACCACCCAACGGATTGGGCTTTTTCATATGAAGAAATTTAATTTTATCTCCATCCACAATTTTCCTGTACCTTCTATTCAAATTTAATTTGTCCAAGTAATGATTATAGATCAAAGAGCCTTTCACCGCAATGGGTGTTGATTTCTTATAAATGCTCGCTCTGTCAGAATACTTATTCATACCATTTACGCCACGGGGAAATGCAATTTCTTCTGGGGAAAATTTATAAAATCTTTCTTTGAAGTCTTCAATAAATTGAATCACAGAACTTTCGTCTGTAGTTAAAATTAAATCAATCGCTTCCTTCAACGAATCACGAACAACCTGCGGAGTAGAACTGCGAGTGGTTTCAATTCCCATTATTTTAACCTTTGGCTCTTTGTATCGCACACCTTCGGAATCATGAACACGCATCACATAACGCTTCTTTGCTGTCCACACTGCCTTTTCTGAAATGATTTCACGATCCATAATCATCTTGTTTTCATATGCATTCATTTTTTCTGCAAGTTCTTTATATTTTTTTTCAATGAACGGTAGGATAACTTCTTTCGAGCATTTGTCAAGATAATCAACCACTTTAGCCTTTGAATCCCAATTGGGTAAGAAAGTGTTAACAAGACTGCCAAACCCAATATACAAACTATCAGTGTCGGAAGCAATGACATAATCTATCTCCTTTGTTTTTAATGTTTCGTTTAAAAATTCATTTAATTTGTTAGCAATCCACCGAATACTTAATTGTCCAGATAAAGTAATTGCTTCTGCCATCTCAACATCATAATATCTAAACCATTCATTTCCGATTGCACCATAAGCAGAGTTCAATTGAATTTTACGAACCAACTGGAAATTGTTATATTTGGCAATCTCTTTATCTAAATTTTCTCCCTGTTGCTGTCTCTTTTGACATTCAATCATTTTTTGTTTATACATCTTTCGCTCTTTGTATAACTTTTCCATAAGGGCAGGAAGAAACCCTCTATGTTTTTTTGTGTAACAAGTTCCATTTGCTGCTACAGAATATCCTTGAGATTTTAATTTGTTTAATTTTTCATAACAAGGCTTTCCATATATTTCATTTTCTGGTGTAAGGAGGTTATTTACACCAATACCAAATCTATCTTCGTCTGCAATATCAATTTTTGTCTCTGGACTAATATTATATTGCATGATCAAGTGAGGATACAAACTATTCAAATCAAACGACACAACCCAATCGTGCATTCCTATGATTGGTTCCTTGACATATGCACCTGCATATTGTGTGTCTTTTCTTCCCGTCGTTTTGGGAGGAAGAACAATATTATGTTCCATTAAATAATGATAAATGATGCAATCCCACATTCGTACTTGACCAAAAACATCTGCAAAGTTTACTTTTGCTGCATATGCAAGAGACACGGCAAGTTCGATCAACTTCATCTTATCTTCAAGTTTTTTGACAAGTTCAACATCCTTGACATTATACTCCATAAATTTTTGAAAGTCATTTTTATAGAATGTTGCCATGCTGTCGTATTCGTCGTATGATAATTTCTTTTCACCAACTTCTACGAATGCAATGTGGTCAAGACGATATGATTCTTGGTTTACATAAGTAAATGTTTGATACAGTTCGTAATAATCAAGAGTTGCAATACCAACCAATTCATATGTTTGGTTCTCTCTATTCATCTTCTTAATATTTTTCTCTTTTATATATGACCAAGGAGATAATCTATTTGCAGCGCCCTTCCCTAAAACATGCCTTATTCGATTTACAAGGTAAGGAATATCAAAAAACCGAATATTCCATCCAGTTACAACATCGGGAGACTCTAGTTCCCATGTATTAAGAAACGAATCCAACAATTCTTCCTCTGTCTCAAATGTGAAACATCGAAGTTTGTTATCATCAGAAGGAATGAAAAATTCCCCCAACCCAAACACATAAGTCCAATCATTAAAATCAACTGTGATTGCATTGACTCTTTCGTTTGGATTTTCTGGACGAGGAAATCCATTCTCACTCTCTGCTTCAATATCAATACACGCTATCTTTATGTCAGAAAAATTATAGTCAATCTCTCCCTTAAAGTTGTCCCCTATAAATTGATAGTCAAAATTTGTGTTTCCATAAAAATCAATTCCCTGAATGTTTTCATACTGTCTAATGAAATCTCTAGTTTCTGGGATGTTTCCAGGCTTGATGGGTTCTACAAATATTCCATTCAGAGTCCTGTGCTTGGTTCTTTTCTCCGAAGGGACAAACATGGTAGGATGGAATTCAGTTTTTAGTTGAAACCGCTTTCCATCTTCATCGACACCGCGCAAAAGAATATTTTTTCCTCTTACTGCAACATTGGTATAAAATTCACTAGACATTTACCACTTTCTAATCAATTTACCCCTGTAGATCCAAAGCCACCAACTCTTGTTGTCTTTTGTTCTGGAATATTTTTTGTTTCCTCAATTTCATGTTGGTAGTTTTTTATCAATTCGCCTTGTGCAATTCGCTCTCCGTGCGAAATTCTTACTTCATCTGCACTTGAATTATACAACATCACAAATGCTTGGTGATAGTAATCTGAATCAATTATACCTTCACTGTTGGGCATAATCAATCCCTTTTTCAAAGAAATGCTCGATCTTGTATGAAGCCTAACTGAATGACCATCGGGAATATTAAATATCAGACCAGTAGGAACTAAAACTCGATCTGCTGGATTAATCGCCAGTTGCACACCATCTTCATCATTATAAACTTGTGTTAGCCTTAGCACTTTTTTGTTATCCATCTCATATATTGTCACGGGATTGTTTTGGATAAGATGACAATGTAAATCAAAACATGCAGATCCTTCAGTAGCAAAATGAGGCTCATGTACATCATCATATAATTTGTAATAATTCAATATAGCCATGTTAAAATATCGTGATTGTCTCTGAAGATCTCCACTTTCCAACGCCGGCGTCGGCTGCCGTTGAACCAAACCATTTGTAAGGAGTAGACATACCCAAACCATGTCCCTCAAAAGTTGAGCCAGTCGTGAAGTCAAAATTTACTCTGTCCACAAAACTAGGATTGAATCCACTCGCGCCTGGAGTATAATTAAATACTGAAACCAATGCTACATCATCAAAATCTGAATTGTTATTGTAAAAAACTTCATTAAAACCCATGCTATCAGTATTGGT